CTGAATAATCCAGATGTTCAGGCAGAGCCTCACTATTGTTATGGAGGATATCTTTTAGGTACTCTAATTAGATGGGTGATAATTCTTACTGTGGGCTATCGGATCCTTACAATACTCGTGGGCTTATATGGGAACAATATGGACAGGGAGAGTAGAGACGAGCCTTGAGAGAGAGGACATCCATGAACTCTTCTTTTATCCTGATAAAGACCTTCCCGAGCCTAATAGGAAATTCTTTGATGGGCGATTTATATTGAGAGCCTTTAAGGGTGAAGCAGCTCGTGGTGGGAAAACATGGTGGATGTGGAAGTCCACAAAGAATCCGTATCCACAAAACCCGTGGTGTTATTGCGATCAAGGTGAGCATGAAGTCCTTCCTCTCGATGAGATAAAACATTGGGGTCACGAAGATTATCCTGAGTGGGAAGAAAGAAAAGATGAATGCTAACTCTTCATTAAACTAATAGGAGAATAGAATGGAATCCAAAATTACATTAGCGGATGTTAAGAAAATCTTAACAGATAAGACCGTTTCCTATACTTTAGACCATTTAGACCATAAGGAATTCGGATTAGACGTGTGGCACATTACAGCACTGGAAGATACCGGTAATGACTCACTGAGGAAGCGCAATTACAGAGTGTTCTCTCAGGGCACAGATGACAGCTCTCCAGCTTGGTGGGATGACCTGATGAAGCCAACACTTAGCCAACCTTCTCTGTCTCCTTCATCAACCTTCACTAACGAATTACGAGATGCAATTAAAGAGATGATTACCAATGGAAAGATTGAGTTTGCGGAAATTCTCTCAGTGGATGAGCAGAATAATCGTGCAAGACTAAAAGTAGTTACGTCTCAGTATGCAGAGAAGCAGATGTTGGCCAAGAAGACGGATAGTGGATTTGAAACTCAGGATATTGGATAATGGGTTGGCTTTCTGGATGGCAATATCGGAAGAAAGTAACAATTTCTGGCTCGAGTGGAGCTGGAGAGAATTATCAAGTTAAGCTATCCATTGGTAGCTCGTCAGGCGGTGACTTCCACTTAGAGGGACATTGTACTGACTTCCCAAATGACATTCGGTTTACCGATGATGACGGTGAGACTCTCCTCGATTACTGGATAGAAGACCCGACACAGGACCCGATTACGGTGTGGGTGGAAGTCAAAGATAGCTTAGACAGCGACGTGGACATTTTCGTCTACTACAATAATCCTTCCGCCAGTTCTGCGAGTGATGGCTCTGCGGTCTTTGACTTCTTTGATGATTTTAATGATTTAGATAAATGGACCGTTACGGGGACTCCCACACCTTATGCTTCGGGAGGTGTGCTTGTTTTCCTCAGTGACACCTCGGATAGATATGTATCTACGCCGCTTTCCTTCTTTGATGACTATGTCTGGGAAATAGAGATTCAAAAACAAGGAGATGGAACAACGTATGCAGCTCAATCATTCAAATGGTGGAGTGGTGGAGCGGAAATTTATCGAGTTATATGGCACGCTAATAACACCATTGCAATCACAGAGTGGAGCAGTAGAGAAGACTTCATTTCAGGAACTCGGGTAGAAGACACAGTATGGCACACTATAAAAGTTACAAGAACGAGTAATGGTGATTGGGCGTTATATTTTGACGATGAATTAGTCGGAACCGCCAACGAAGTTACATCCACTTCAACAGATGAATTTGGAATCGGAAGTGCGGAGGATATAGATGCATATTATGACAAAGTTCGCATCCGCAAATACGCCTCCCCAGAACCTTCATTCAGTAGTGCGGGAAGTGAAGAATTGCCTTATTTCACTTGTATAGACATAAGTTCATTAACTTCGTCTCCTTTACCTTTCCAAGAATTGCACACATTATGTTCTGAAATCTTAAAAACCTCTGGATTTTCCTCGTCTCTTCTATCTGTTTTACTAAACTCTCAAGATAATTTTGGGTTGTTGGATGCTAATCTTTCTGGTCTTCTCTTAATTGCGAATTCCGTCGATACAATAGATACAAGTGATGGTTGCACCATAACGTTCTCATTTACTGGGAACTGTTTAGATGTCCTTCACTCGACTGATAATGCGTCTTCGCTACTCTCAATGCTATGTCAAAGCACAGATAAATTTGGAGGAACTGATAGTGAATTCTCTCAGCTGTCACTCTTAACAACATTATTAGATAAGTTGCATCAACTTGACAGTTCGGCTTCCAATATTACACTTGAGCGAACAATTCTCGATAGTTTGGCGCTCCAAGACCTTTCCTCTTTTCCTATAGGCATAATCGTTTCCGCTTCTGATGTTCTTCACGTTTACGATTTGAATAGTGTGCGTTTAACATTCTCTTGTTCGAGCATAGACATCATCAAAAATAAAGATACTGCTGGAGTAAATGTTACATTTCACTTGAGCACTGATGATATCCTTAAAGGTGCGGACTTTGTGTCTGGTCATCTCCAAGCTATTCTTAACACATTAGACTCACTCAAAATCACTGATAGTAGTTTGTCAAGCATATTCGCTGGGATATTAGTCTCGGCTTCAGACGTTCTTGCTACCTCCGATTATAATGCAATTCGTTTGGAGTTCTTAGAGTCCTCAATAGACATTGTAAAATCAAAGGACAGCTCATCTTCTATTGTTTCATTTCAGTTAAACAGCACTGATGTTCTTCATGGTATAGATGTTCTTACTGCTAATCTTCAAGCCATTCTTGGCGCCATCTCCAAGTTCAAGAATAGTGATGGAACTTCTTCGTATGAGGTTATAATCGGCATACCCGTTAAGATATTCAAGGCTCAAGAAAAAGTCTTAGTGTTCAGAGCAAAAAAAAAGCCATTTAGGTTCAGAGTAGGATAATTCTAAATATTAAGTAAGGTGGGAAATATGAGTGGCAAAATAGGAATAGGTGGTATATTTGAAGTAGAATGTTATGACCCAGAGGGTAAGCTTAAGTGGAAAGACAATGCACACAACATGTGGGTTCAGGAGGGCAGAGATTACATATTGAACGTGATATTCAAAGGTGCAAATCGGCATGATCCTCTTTACGTTGGTCTGTTTGAACAAGACACACCAGCGGATGATTGGACAGCTGCTAATAATGGAACCACATGGCATGAGAACACGAGCTATTCCGAATCGTATCGCCAAGAGTTCGTAGATGGAGATATAAATGGCAGCACGACTCGGCAGCTCGATAATGATGCAAGTAAGGCTACATTCAACATAACTGCAAGTGCGACTTTGAAGGGTGCGTTCCTCTCTAATGAAAGCTCAAAAGGTGCAACAACTGGAACGTTGCTATGTGCAGCAGCATTTGAAGAGGGAGACAGAAACGTTGCTAATGGTGATACAGTAAAGGTTAAATATACAGTTGGTTGTCAAGACGCCTAAACGAAATGGTATTAATCCCCGATAGGTGCTATAAACAACCGAATGAGAGAGAGTATCTTCAAATTGACTTCTCCTCTCGATTAGGGTCGGGTGAGAGTATCTCAGCGATTAAGAAATGCAAGTGTTATGATGCAGACGGCAATGACGTTACAAACGAGATAATAGAAGACCCAGTATACGATGAGACCTCAGTGAAATTCTGGTTCAAGGATGGTATTTCGGGAAATCGTTATAGCTTAACCGTAAGAGTGGAGACAAGTGCTGGTGCTATTTTAGAAGAGGATTTAATCTTGATAGTGAAGGAGATAGAACATGATTGATTTCAGAGAATTCCTTTCTACCTATGCAGAAATGCATTCATTTATAATGGGAATTTATGCAGGTCTCACGGAGTGGCGTGGTATAGATTCTCAAATACTGGATAATCCAGATGTTCAGGCAGAGCCTCACTATTGTTATGGAGGATATCTTTTAGGCACTCTAATTAGATGGGTGATAATTCTTACTGTGGGCTATACGTTCTTTTCATAATTCTTCCTAAACTAAACAGGAGAGCAACATGCATTTCTCAATAATAGTTGCAACAAACAGAGGACCTGAGGTCCTTCAATATTTATTCCTTAATACTCATAAAGAAAGCGAACTCATCATTGTAGATTCACATTACAACGAAAGGACAAAGCGATGGCTGAGTGAACAGCATGGCTATTCTCAAATAGTCTATGCACCGTGCAACCATTCGCCTTATAAGTGGTATAGGGATTTCTCCCAGTCGCTTAATACAGCCTTATGTCTCGCAGAGCATGACTACATCATTCGTGCGGATGACTACATAGAATTCAAGGACGACTTCTTTGATGTCGCTGAGAAAGATGCTAAAACATTCCCTAAGAAAACTCTCATAATAGGACAGAAGGCACAGGAGTATAATGGCGAAGAGAAGTTCATTGATTACATGTCTCGACGTGGGACAGGAGGTCAGTTTAGATATGTTAATGTTGAAAATCCAGCTTTCACTTTCTCCTTTGGAGTTGCTCCACTCCAGTTGTTCCTTGATCTCAATGGTTACGACGAGCGATACGATGCTGGTTTCGGATATGATGACAACGACTTTCTGTATAGAGCATTAAGATTTGGATATATCGCCATACTCGATAAGCTTCTCATGGGATATGGACATGCTCATAAACCTCAGAAGCCTGTCATCTCGTTGCCTCAGATAATTTATAACGTAACATTCACAGAGATAGACTGTGGTAAGACTTGGGCTTATAATCCTTATAAACTTATAGACAGACGAGCACAAATGCTGGAGGAGAAGGAAAAATGGATAGTCAAATAAAGATGATTCAGATACAAACCACAAGCGTATGTCCAGGACGATGCATTGTATGCCCATACAGAAACAGCTGGCTACGAGATGCTCATGGCTATATGAACGATGACGATTTCATTCATATCTTAGAGGAGATAAAGTCCTATCTTGGTGATTATCGTGAGAAGCTTCCTCTCTACCTCATGAATGACCCTCTTGCCGATAAGAAGCTAATCGAACGCATTCATTTAGTTTATCAATACTTTCCACATTGCAAACTTGAGCTCTCAACTAATGGTATGCTACTCACCAAGAAGCTTTCTCAAGCAATAGTGGATACAGTCTCTCAATATGAAGGTAGGGATGAATTTGAGTTCTGGATATCCTTACATGGAGTAAACAAACAGACATGGGAGTTCATTCACAACCTTTATGGTAAATACGAAAGGACAATAACAAACATCATTAACTTCTTGAGGATAAACAATGGACGCCTCAAAGTGCTCATAAATTCCGTTGGAGGAGCTTCACGAGACGGTTCGATGTTCTTCTATTCCAAAGAGAGATGGGAACAATTCGTGCAATACCTTCTCAAAGTTAATGAAGTCCCAACACAGAATATCCAATTGCGTTACTTTACCTTTCATAACCGAGCTGGCAACGTTAGATTAGGACACTGGGATGGTAAGGAGTTTTACCGAGAAATCGGTCCTGAGTATCCTTTTGAGTGTTGGCGATTCAGGAGTGCAATTCACATTCTTTATAATTTAGATGTGATAGCCTGTTGCATGTCTTGGAACAGAGAAGCAGTATTTGGAAACCTCAAAACTCAAACTCTTAAAGAGATATGGGAAGGTGAGAAGCGACATGCTTTCATAGATATGGCAACGGGAAGGAAACCATCTCCTAAAGACTTTATATGCAAAAGGTGTATGTCCCCGGGTGGGTGAGTGCTATGGGCAATATAACCGCAATTGTTAAAGGTTTCATGCGTCCCAAGAAATTCGAGAATTGCTTGAAGTGTATAATAGCTGCTGGTATAAAGAAAATCATAGCTTCGTATGACGGACCGGAAGAGTATTTTGATGCACACAGGAGTATAGTGGGAAAACTTCAGTGGGATGCTTCCATTCGTTTCTTGGAACTTCCGTTTAATATTGGACTTTCAGCTGCTCGCAACAGAATGATTGAACGGGTTTCTACTGACTACATTCTTATGGTTGATGATGATAACTACATTCCTCCATTTACTCTTGCAATGATAAAAGCGTTTCAGTATATGCCTGATGAGATAGGTGGAATAGCTATGGGATGGTTACCGATAAACTCACCGTTTCCACAGATGGATGCATTCGATATCGAGATAATAGATGGTTATTTCTTTCGACGTCTTGCCAGTAAGAAATACGTTTTAGCCATAGATGGGATGACATATTTGTATCCATTTGATTTTGTTCCCAACCAGATAATATTCAAGAGGGCTCTCTTCAATGATGTGCAATACGATGAGCATTATGTTATAAACAGAGAACATGAGGACTTCTTCCTTACTTGCAAGCTCAAAACTGACTGGAGGTTCGCAGTGTGCACCTCGATTTATTCTATTCACGATCCGGGAAAGGATGCCAGTTATTCAAAGTTTCGATTTGGCAAAGAGCATGATGAAGCTGCTGAATACTTCCTAAAGAAATGGAACCTTAAGGGCATAGCACCACAGAGATACGGTCCCGATTACATTTCCTTGCTATATGATGGCGCATGGCAATTCGGAAGAATGCAGGAGAAGAACATGTATTTAGAATGGAAATTAAAAGGTAAGATATTAGGAGAGCAAGACCTATGGCACGACGCTTAAAATTAGAGAAGGGCAACTTCTATATCCTTTTGGATGCCTGCCGTTATGACATCTTTGCTTCGGTCGTTTACGATTATCTCGATGGCGAATTAGAAGAACGGGATAGTGGAGCTTGTAACACGTCTCAGTTTTATCAGATTTCCAACATTAAGGACTTTCGAGTTGCGTCCTTTAATCCAACCGGTGAGTTCTTTCATCATCCAGAATTCGTGATGCTTCCTTCTTTATATTGCGAGGACAACCTCGATGACCTCATAGCGGGAAAATTCACCTGTGAAGTCCTTCATCTTATACCACCACACATGCCTCCCCAAGACCCGAAATACTGGAAGCTTTGGTTTGATACTATACAGGATTATGCAGAGCAGAAGGATAAAACAAAGCCTATAAACTTAGGTCGTTGTAATGTCGAGGCTTATTTCTATTCACAATTGGGCAGAGCAAGAGCACTCCAAATTTATGAGGATAATCTTCGTTTTGCCCTAAGAGCTATCGCAGAGCGATTGGATAAACTCCCAAAGCCTTTGATATTGATAGCGGATCACGGTGAGCTCTTTGGAGAATATGAATGCTGGGGACACACTGAGAATTGTGTTAAAGGAAGGCACATCTTAAGAAGAGTCCCACATTTCACAGTCAAATGAACAATGGAGTGATTCGCAGTTGGACTAAGTCCTTCACATGGCGAATATTAGGGATACTTCTCTTAGTCTGCTTCTCCTACATATTTACTCACGACGTCAAGGCAGCAAGCTTAATTACGTTAGTCTTTCATGGTGTTCGAGTCCCTCTTTATTTTATCCACGAACAACTATGGGAACGAGTGCATCATATTGACATGCTCTATTTCTTCCTTGCTTTAGTTCTCTTATTTATTTCCTTTCTATTCGTCTGGAAGGTAGGAACATGAAGCGTCTTGAAGAGAAAAGCATATACGTGATACGTGAGGCTTACAGTAGGTTTAACCGTATAGCTGCATTATGGAGCACAGGAAAGGATAGCACTGTATTATTGTGGCTCTGTCGTAAAGCTTTCTTTGATGGGATACCATTCCCTGTGATACACATAGACACAAGCTTTAAGTTTGAAGAGACGTATTCCTTTAGAGACAAGATAGCAAAAGAATGGGGATTAGACTTGATAATAGCAAAGAATGAGGAAGCACTTAGAAGTGGTATGAATCCAGAATGTGGAAAGTTTCAGTGTTGTAATGCTCTAAAGACTGAGGCACTAAAACAGTGCATACGAGAACATAATTTTGATGCCATTCTTTTGGGTATACGGCGTGATGAGCATGGGGTGCGAAACAAAGAACGATTCTTCTCACCGAGAGATGAAAATTTCGAGTGGAACATTTGGGAACAACCTCTTGAGGCTTGGGACATCTACACAATAGATGAAGAAGCTAACCATTATCGGGTTCATCCCATCTTACACTGGACGGAAATTGACGTCTGGAAATACATTAAGAAGGAAGGATTGCCAGTTAATCCACTATATTTCGCTAAGAACCATAAACGATACCGCTCTTTAGGTTGTAAGCCTTGCACTTCTCCCATTGAGTCAGATGCTAAGAACATTGATGAGATAATCAAGGAGATAGAGGAAAGTCATACACGTGAGCGATATGGTAGAGTGCAGGACAAAGAGAATTTGATGGAACGTTTACGTGTTCTTGGCTATATGTAAAAATGTTAGATAAAGAAGAAATAAAGCGATTAACCAAGAAGAGTATGGAGGGTGCTTACCTTCCTGTCCCTTCGCATGGAGGTTTAAAGACCGCTCGCTTCAGGTTAGAGGACGTTCAGAGGTGCTTTAGACAGCCTGCCCTCCTTCGGGACTTCATTTATTTAGTTGGTGGAGTAGCAGTGCATGGCAAGGGGAATGACGTGGACTTAGTGATACGAGGTGAAGACCTCTCCGAGCCTCAACGAGAAGCATTATTATTTCGTTTGTATCGAGCCTTTGCGGATTACTTCAAGATTCCCTATGATGAGACACCCAAGTATTTGCACATAATATTCAATAATTACGGTCCCTATACGAATCACATGCTCTTATACCATCTGGCGATAGTCCCTAATGAAGAGAAGCGAATCCATGAGATGGAACTCCTGAAGTCAGCAACAAATGGTGAGTGGATAGTTTACGGTTATGGTTCTATTGATGCAGTTGATCTCGAAGGTGATGAAATCACAATTGAGGCTCTCAAGGGCATGTGGGAAGAAATGCAGAAGACTCCCAAGAAATACTGGAACGTAATGAATGAGCATGGTGGTGTTCAGGTTGGTGAGATCCTCCCCGAGTGGAATGGACTAAAGACGCATGTGGATGATAGGGGCTTCTTTGTGATAGTGAAACTCAGAAAGGATATAGAAGCAGCTCGAAGAGTATGGGAGGCAATTCATTCCGATGATGAAGATGAACGTATCAAGAGCTTCTCGATTCACATAGAGTATCCAGGCGGAGTAGAGGAATGCACAGAAAAAGTCTGTGATAAGAATAGGTGCTGGCGTAAAATAACCAAAGCGAGATTCCTTGAGTTGAGCTTCACGAGGAATCCAGCTAATCCCTTATGTATATTCAAACCTGCGAACTAATTATACGATAAGCCTTTAGGAAGAGAGATGGACGAGATTCGAGAGCTATACATTGGTGATAAACCTTATGATAATTATTTGAGAGCTCTGGGCGATTCCCAGAGTGTGAGTATTCTTGCAAGAGGCAAAAACGTCAAGAAGGCAGTAGATGTAGCATTGATGGCACAGAGGCTAAGTCAGTTTACCATTAATGCTGTTACGATATACGATGAGAAGATGACAAGCGATGATGGCGAACGTGAATATTACGTCAGTGCAATAAGAATAGACTTGGTTCGTTAATTATATAAAATAAAGGAAAGGAAGAGTAAAATGGCAACACAAGAAGAGGAATTTGAGGAATTCTTTAAAGAGTTAGAAGATACAGCATACGGATACTTCGCTGCCTTCGGTAATGGGTATTTACCCGATAGCAC